GTGGCAACGGAAGGAACAAGAGAAGGTGGTTCCAGCATGAACAGAGGACAAGGAAAATATTTTGATCGGGAGAAACGACCAGGTGGAGGAACAAGATTCCAGAAATCCGATCGTTCCGGCGCACCGCGAGGTGACCGACAGGCAGGTGGAGACAGACCACCGCGTGGAAACGGAAACCGATCATACGGTGACAGACCATATGGAGACAGACCACCGAGAAATGAGCGTCCAAACCGAAACTACGGAGGTGCTCCTAAGTTTCCGAAAAAGGATGAGGATGAGGAAGACAGAGGCAGAAGAAGCAAGCCATCCCGTCCAAAGGAGAGTAAGCCGACGATCGCAATTCCGGACAAAAATAAGGTCCAGATGCGCTTAGAAAAGGAACAGAAATCGGTTAAGAAGAAGCAGAACAACAAAAAACGGGAATCCAGTCGTCCGCAGCCAAAGCAGAAGCGGTCAAGCAATATCAATTATACGAAGAACTATGCCAATGGCGCGTATGATGATTATGAGGATTTTGATGATTGGGAATAAAAAGGCAGGCACCATACAGCAGTTTGTATGGTGCCTTTTTGCGTGCTGGTATGTAGTGGTTTTACTTGTCTTGGAGAAATGAATGTGATATGATACTTTTATCTGTGGAATTTGTGATACACATGGAGGAACATTTTGGACGAGAACAATCTGGATAGTCTGTTGGATGAATTATCATCGATGGATGGAGAATTGAATGAGAATATTGATATAGATTCCGGCGTGGATGTCGATGCAGATGATATGGATGACATTTCTCTCGATGAACTGGATCATTTAGATGGCATGGATCTTGGAGATCTGGATTTCGATGATATTGATTTTGATGATGTTGATATCACGAAACTGGATGCCGGTGCCAATCCGGTCGTAAAGAAGAAGCCGCAGGAACAGGAAACGGACGATATGAGTCTGGATGCCCTGATCGAGAAGGCAAATCAGGAGAATGTGAAACCAGAACCGTCACAGGAAGAGCCGTCGGCGCAGGCGGACAATACCGATGTTTTTGGAGAAGCAGACTTGCAGATGCAGGAAGATACCGCGTTGCCAGAGGGCGTGTTCGATGATGCTTTGTTTGGTTCGATGGATATGGGAATGTCAGAAGAACCAGAACTGTCAGAGAAGGAAAAAAATCCATATACGGCAGATGAGGATAGCCTGGATGCATTGTTGCAGTCCTCTATGGCAGAAAGTTTGTTGAACGGGGATCTGGCTGATATCGAGGATATTGGCAAAAAAACGGAGGAACCGGTAAAAAAGGTGAAGCAGCCGCGGAAAAAGGCAGAGAAGAAGAAAAAAGCGGAAATCGAGGAAGAAGAGACAGAACATAAAAAGAAAACGATTTCTGAGATTCTTTTTGGTGAGCCGGATGAGGATGACTTAGAAGAGGAAGCTTTGTTCGAGGAGAAGAAAGCGAAGAAGGAAGCTGAAAAGAAGAAAAAACAGGCAGAGCGGGAAGCGAAAAAAGAAGAAAAGGACGCAGCCAAGCAGGAGATGCTTGCTGCGAAGCAGGCGAAGGATAAAGCAAAGCAGAAGGAAAAAGCCGACAAAAAACGACAAAAAGATGAAGCCTATGCGGCAGAGCTTGAAGCCGAAAAAGATCAGAAAAAGGTTTCGACACCGACCGTTATTGTTGTATTTGTTCTGTTTTTTGCACTTGCGGCAGGAGTCGTACTCGGTACGAATCAGTTTAACTATTCGCAGGTAATCAAAAAAGCGGCGAATTATTTCGAACGGCATCGATATCGTCTGGCATATGACGAAGTATCTGGCGTGGAAGTCAAAGAAAAAGATCAGGATCTGAAAGACCGTATCTATACAGTTATGTATGTAGAACGGCTCTACGAATCCTATGAGAATAACATGAAGCTTGGTAGAGCGGACAAGGCACTCGATGCGTTGCTCCGTGGTATTCAGAAATATGATGAGCATTACGATGAGGCGGTAGAACTGGATATCGTAAAAGATATTGATTCCTGCCGGGATAAGATTATAAATGCCTTGTGGAATACTTATGGTATTACTGAGGAGACGGCATACCAGATCTTAGCAATGGAAGGACAGGAATATACCAAAACCTTGTCGGAGCTTGGCGCAAAAGCGGCGGAGACAGAAACACCGACGGATGCGCAGGGACAGTAATAAATGCAACTATTGACTGTATGAATGTGACAGAGGATGAGACGATGATAGCAATTTTAGATTACGATGCGTATCATTTGCTCAATTATCTACGGTTTATATAACATTTTTGAGGATGTAATTCTTATCGTTATCCAAAATACTAATTATTTACTAATTATAGTGCTTTAAATGTGCATCTAAATAAATATTAGGACATGTAAATAAGCTACTTATCAGTTATAGAAATATGATTGATAGGTGGCTTATTTTAGTGCCTTAAAATCCATAGGTAAGGAAATATACCTAAATAGTATTTAAAGCCAAATTTGAACGAAATACGCAATTTTAAGCTAGTAATAGCGACAGTATTTGAAATGATAATTTCATGTGAATTAAGGAGGTTGAAGATGGAAATTAACAACGTGAATGATTTGTCAAAAATCATGCAGCCGGTATTGGTTGGTTTGGTTGATCAATTAGCAAACCGAGTATATGAGACTTTGAATTTCTTTTTGCAAAGTTATTATGATTCATATAACCCCGTATCATATCGGAGACAGTATGATTTCTTGAGATCGGCAATTAAAGTAAAAGGAAGAATGTCAAGAGGAAAAGCGGTGGCGTATGTATACATAGATACAGAATCTATGAGTAATTATTATAATGCAACAGGGTATCAGGTCGCTACATGGGCAAACGAAGGCTTACATGGTGGATTGAATGTCGGTACATCTCCGCATGTATGGGATGAAACATTGACATGTACGATAGAGGATGGAACATTACTAAAAGAAGCAATTTCGTATTTGAAAAGTCAAGGATTATCGGTATCAACGTAAGGAGAAGAAAAAAATGGTATTACATAATTTAGATGTTAGAAATAAGCTGGCAGAAAAAACAGGCTTGTATAAGAAAGATGTCAATTTGGTATTAGATGCTTTTCGTGAGTTAGTGTATGAAGAGATGGAAGAGGGGAATATGATTCTTTTGAAGAATTTATTTCGGATTGAACCTATAACAATAAAAGCAACAAAAAGGTATGATATTCGACAAAAAGATTTTTTCATGGATGATGAACATAAAAAGATAAGAATTAAACCCAGTAGAAATTTAGATAAAACAATGAAAGCGAAAAAGTAATATGTTTGTTACAATATATTATTTCCCAACAGGCAGGAAGTAAAAGAAAGTCTGTATCAGAGATCAAGAATATTTTGTGAGGTTCAAATAAACCTATCATTTGTGCAATTCTGCACATTTCCCGATATGAGAAAATTGAATAATACGTCTGCTGCATATAGCAGTTTATTAGGGTGCGTTTTATGTCGCACCTATTTCTTGACCTTTGATTTATAAAAAAGGAGGACTATGATTAGTGAAGATAAAGAAACAAAAATATGTAAGAAATGTGGGAGGTTACTTCCATTAGAACGGTATGGAATAAACCATAATTATACGAGAAATATATGTAAAGAGTGTTTCAATGAAGGAATGAGAGAAAAGCGTTATCAACAAAGGTTATCAGATGGCTTGGAAATATACCATAAAGATAAGTCAATGAAGATGCAGAGGAAATATAAGAAACCATATCATTTTCAGATATTGTACAGGTCTGAATCTGGTATTGATACTATTGCAAAAGATGAAGTATTTGTGCGTTTATTTGACTATAAATCTGTATGGACTTCCAATTATGGCAGGATAATTCAGAAGTTGGATGATGGAACATATCAGCTTGTAAAAGGTGTATATTCAAGAATCACAAAGGAATTGACCTATACACTTGACAAGAATGTATATTTCAAATCTAAGAACAGATGGGGATATAGGAAACAAAAGGTAACTGCCAGTGACCTTGTAATTAAGATGTTTGTTGTCAATTATGACATGAAAAATAATACTATGGTGTGGCATAAGAACAATGATACAAAGGATAATTACTACAAGCATTTATTCCCGGTTACAGACAAACAGTACAATGAGATTTTGAGGGTGCATGAACAGGACGGAGCAATCGCAGATAAACAGATTATGGAGATTGTCAATGCGGTAGAGTTTAAACCCGATGATTGGAAACCTTGGTACAATAAAAGAACATATGAAGGTGTAGGTTATGTTGGAGGAGAGTATTCAGATATAGATAGTGAATCAAATTCTTTTATCAAATGGAAAAATATGATTCAGAGATGCTATAACAAAAAGATCCATAAATTAAAACCGTATTATATTGATAAAAATGTATGCGAGGAATGGCAGAATTACCAGAATTTTAAGATATGGTTTGATGCACATTATATTCTGGGTACTAAGGTCGATTTAGATAAGGATTTACTCTGTAAGGAAAGTAATATGTATAGTCCAGAGACTTGTGTATTTATGACACATTTCTTGAATACAGTATTTGAAGATAGAGGAATTAAAAGCAATATCCAACAGAATGATAATGGTACATATTCGGTATCAATGAATGTTCTTAATAAGAAGATGGATATAGGTGTATTCGATTCAGAGGAAGAAGCACATACTGGATTTATAGATGGTAAGATAGATTATATTTGTGATCTTGCGGAAAAGTGTAAGGGCAAAGTGCCAGATTATGTGTATGAAGGTATGCTGAATTACAAAATTGAAATTGACTAATAATCAGAGGTGGCAGATTTAGTTCTGCTGCCTCTTGCAGTTTATAAGGAGAAAAAGGAAAGATGGCTTATATAAAGGTTAAAGACAGAAGAATATTAGAACGAAAAGAATTTAGAGATTACATAAAATTATCAGATGATAAGGTACTTGATACAAAGAAAAATAATATAGATCTGCTTGGTGATGATGAGATATTTGTACAGGTGGAAGATACAGAACATTACTGGATTTCAAATTATGGCAGACTTACGAACAATATGAGGAAAGATAAAACATTTTTCTTTCATAAGATGAATAGCGGTAATTCAGAAAGAAGTGTTCATTGGACGATTGTAACCTATGATTTTGATGGATCAGCAATACATGAAGAGACAAGCCCAGAAATACTTGTTGCAAAGCATTTCTTAATAAAGTCTACGGGATGCAATAAAATATGGTATATAGACGAGGATGTGAATAACAACTACTACAAGAATCTGATTTATGTATCTGCGGAAGAGTATGAGTTGCTGAGAAAACACGTTAAAACGGTTGCAGAGCTTGGAAGAGAGCAGGAATATTACGATTACAATACTGTCAAGGGTAATCCAGCTTATTCGATATGGGCTGGTATTTATAGAAGATGCTATGGCGGTAATTCTTTATTGGTAAACCGCTGTTACGATGATGCTTTTATGTACGATGAATGGAAGAATAGCAGAGATGCCTTTGCTGAATGGTATTCTGCAAATTATTAAGAATGTGACGGAGAACGCATGGCAGTTGATAAAGATTTATTGAATCGTGGTAATAAAGAGTATGCACCAGATAAATGTTGCATATTACCAGAGGCAATCAATTCTGCATTGGCAAGTGCAACAAAGCGTAGAAAACGTTATAAATCAGCAAAGGTTTATGCTATCGGTGTTGTCTATGACAAAGCAAGAGATAAATATTTGGCAAGGATCACACCATTTGGACATGATAAACAAGTTAAGCTTCATTACTGGGACACAGAGGAAGAAGCGTTTCAAGAATACAAGTTATTCAAGGAATCAGAGATTAGAATATTAGCGTTGAGATATAGGGATAAGATACCAGACAGGCTATTTGATGCATTGATTAAGTATGAGGTGCGTCCTTATAGTTCGTATGAAGATTAGGATTAGGGTATATTAGATATTGATTTATCTGATATGCCCTATTTTTTTACCATTTTTGAAGTCTGATATGGTAAAATAGAAAAAATACTATATTGGAGGGGATTAATATGGACAAGAGAATTAGAATGTCACAAGAGGAAATGCATAATTATTTTATTAGAGAACAGAAGGTTATGCAATATGGAATAGAATTTTTTAGAGATTTATGTAGAAATTCCATTTCTACAGATACATGTATTATGGTAAACGATAAAGTAATTCCGCTATCCTGTTTCAATATTATGGATGAATATTTATATTCAATAGATAATGATTTAGATTATGCTGTGCAAGGCGGCTTTGTCAGTGCTGGGAAAAGACAAGCATATATTAGAATTGGAATTGATGCATCAAATTCTATTCTTAATAAGAGATTAAAAAGAACTATTCGACATGAGATAATTCATTATTATTTATGGGTGCTAGGATTACCGTATGCGGATGATAGTTTAGAGTTTTGGTGTTTATGTTATGTCTATGATGCAGGAGCCTATGAAAAAATAAATTACAGTAATGAAAAGTATTATAAACTTTTTGTGGATTTGTTTGATTCATATGTTGCAGATTTACCATGTAATGTGAAGCATATTTTAACAGGACAGATGATAGCAGGAATAAGTAAAACGCCTATTGAGGAATACAAAGATTTTGTGGTTGACATGGTAAATAAAATGAAAAAATTATACTCGCTAATATAAGTCATTAAATTTATCATAAAAATATAGAGGTAATAATTATGGCATTAATAATTTGTCCAGAATGCGGTAAACAAGTATCTGATCAAAGTGACCAATGTGTTTATTGTGGATATCCAATAAAACAAAATACTAACTGCACTATAAATGGTATAAAATTCGATTTGGGTTTTTTATTGGATGACAAAATTGAATACGGAACAAAATGTCGAATGTTTGCTCTGCAACATGGATGTGAAATAGGACAATCTCGATATTATATAGATAAAATAATTGAGACAGGTATAATTCCCAAAACACTAACTGTTAAAACAGTAGATGATGTCATCAAAGAGCAAGAGACATTAAAACCTCATTGTCCTACCTGTGGTTCAACTGATATACAAAAAATATCAGGAACTAAACGGTGGCTTTCTACTGGATTGTTTGGTTTGGCAAGTAGTGATATTGGTAAGAGTATGTGTTGTAAAAAGTGTGGGTATAAATGGTGATGTGAGAACTCAAAGATAGAATCAATTGATGTAATGTAGAGTCTGTTATTTCAGATACATATAAGGTATTCCGCAGCTTTACCAGAAATCTTCTTATATACCCATTCGATTCCTTTTCCGGCAAGAGTGAGCAAACCATTGTCGAAGATTCCAACAATCCAGCTTCAACCATAGTTTGATATTGTGCAGCAGTAGAAGCTCCTTGTGCAGCAAGTGTCTGTTGAATCTGTGCATTTGTCAGACCTTGTGTTTTTAATAATAGAGCAGTCTGTGTTGAATCAAGATCGGAAAGAGCGTTGGCATATTCTTGGATTTGAAGTGATTCAAAATTTCCGTAGTTGGCTTGCTTGATAGATTGGATTTCTTGAATATAGGCATTTAATTGACTTTCAGGAATTTTACCAATATTTAATATGTCATTTTTATTAAGATCATTGGTAGCAATACCCATAGCATTTAATGTCTTAATTGAATCCGCTAAATCCCTAATGTCTTTAATTGTTTGTTTGATTTTCTATTTGTGAATATTGAATATAATTAATTAATTTGATATACTTTTTCAAAAAAGGAGGATAGTTTTTGTATGGGAAAAAGTTATGTTATTGAAGGGCAATATAAAAATAATAAAATAGATTACGGAAACACAAGAATATGGATTAAGTGCGAACCATATTCTCAAACGATGAACAAATTATCTATTTCTTCTTATACCGTAATAGACGAATCCAACAAAGACCAGTATTCATTCTGGAAAGGTGCTTTAGGCGTAGCATTATTTGGTGGCTTCGGAGCAATAGCAGGAGTAGGCGGCAAGAAGAGTAATGAATATCTTGTTGCTGTGGAATGGAAAGACGGAGAGAAGAGTTTGCTTTCTCTGGATGAAGATGCATATAAGGTATTTGTTAAGAGTATGTTTTAAAGAAAGACTTGTCGGAAGATAGGTCTTTTGTTTATATAGACGCAAATTTTTGTACTTATTTCTGCCATAGTTTTACAGTACCTCGGAATATGGTTAGGTACTTAAATTTTCGTGGTTTAAGTGTCCCCCCCTCTCTGTGTCATATGTTATTATCCTTTGCGAAAATGAACAATTTTGAGGTGTGATTGACTTTGTGATTATATGGTTGATAAAATTGCGGACTTAGTACGATTTTGTTCGAGGATATGAGGCGATTTATACAAAAGTGAAATGATATACTAAAAAAAGAAAAATAACATTGGAGGCATGGTTTTACATGATTGTATATTATAAATTAGATTCTTTATTAGAATCCAAAGGTATAAAAAAAATTGATCTGCAACATAGTATTGGGGCTAGTCCATCAACTATGGCTAATTTTAGCAAAAATAAATATGTGGCAATGTCAATTATAGATAAAATATGTAAAGAGTTAAATTGTCAACCAGGGGATATTATGTCTTATGTTGATGATGAACAAGCAGAGAAGGCAAAAATCGAAGCACAAATAGCCGAACTTCAAGCGAAATTAAAGCAAATGTAAAATCTAGTGACTAGACTGGATTTGTGTCATCTTAAATCTTGTAACAATTCCAATAAGAGGCGGTCATATCTTTTTTCTTTGGCATTGATTTCTTTGCGGAATGAGAAGCGGAAAAGGTGAAATTTTTCCTCTCAAAATTTATGTAACGAGAATTGAATTATTAGAAAAATATCGTAGAGTAAAAATTTTTAAGTCACTGTATAGATGAACCAGATACACCCCGGTAGAAAAATATAGTTCTTTTTTATGGTTTTTAGTACCCCGAAGCATTGTATTTTATCATATAAATATAATTAAAAGTAGCAGAATATACAATAAAAATAGGGTGTAACCTTTGACGATTACACCCTATTTTTTTACGCTTCTTTTAATTTCTTCGGTTGTTCTGTCTGTACTTCGGTACTTCCGTAATAATTCCGTATATCTTCCATAGATAACTTTCTTTTACTTCTTTTTCTGAATGCTTCGGTGTGAAAATACCATTTCTTTTTTTCTCGTGCCCATCTGAATCCTAAAGCCTTCAATTTGTCTTTGTGTTCGTATGTTTCACCATCAACCCATATCCAACAACCGACAATTTCAATATTTATATTCTGTAATGATATGATACTCTGTAAAACTTCCCTTAACTTTTCATCTTCTGAAAAATCATATTTCATATTATCATAGTTTTTTTTGTCGGTGTCGCTTGTCCGTTCTGCTCTGTTCTCGTGTCTGTTCTTTAATACTTTGAATAACTTTTCATATTCCACATTGATTTCCTTTGTAGCTTCTGTACTACCATTAGGATTATCTGGATGATACTTTTTCAATAGTTCTTTGTACTGTTTCCTTAACTCTTCAAGTGTTTTTACATTGTTAAAATAATTCATAATAACAACCTCCTAAAAAATATATTGATTGATTTGATAAATCAAGAATACACTAACGAGTGTATAAACACAATAGTAAAATTCACTAAATAGTGTATAAAGATTTTATGCAATATGACACTTAATAGTGAACATGCACAAAAACTCGACACACTAAATAGTGTATTTTGTTGATTTTGCGAATAGACGAGATACACTAAAGAGTGTACAATACAATCAAGGTCGAACAAAACAGACCGAAAAAATCAATCATCATATTTAAGGAGGTAGTCATTATGTGTATGACAAAAACAGAGTTGAACAAGGTAGTAGAAGAGTTGAGAAGTCTCAAGACTTTGAAGAACGAGACAGAACAGCAGATCAGAGAACTTGAGAGTGGAATTATCGAGTTTCTGAATGAAACAGTAGAGTGTGAGACAGTGGACAAGAACGGTAAGCCTATTAAGCAGTATATCGGTACAGATTACAAGACTACATATTCTACACAGACACGCGAGAATGTGAAGAAGGACGAGGTCAAAAAGTATCTTACTGATGAAGAGTATGAGAAGTGCATTACACGAAGCACATTCGGAGTTTTACGAGTTCAGTAATCAGCAAGTGGTAAGGGTGGGGAAACCCACCCAACGCCACAACAAAGGAGGCTTTTTATATGGCAGATTTAACGCATATTTTCAAAGTAGGTCAAAGAGTAAAGTGCAGAATGGATGAAGATATACATGATGGAGTAATCAAGGAGACATTCAAGGATCATGTAATTATAGATATTCCAGATGTATCAAATCATTGTTGGTTTGAAAACGATTTGAATATTGAAGATGTGATTCCGGTATATAACTTCTAATCACTTGGGCAAGCGGTTAAGCCGTGGCATTTCAATTTGCACTTGCTCAATCGGCAATCAAAAGCCATACAAATCAATCATATTAAATTCATTAGGAGGTAGTAATTATGGATAATTACAGAAGATCAGAACACACACAGAGACCATTGACAGAGGAAGAAAGAAGATTTGCAGAAGTGCATCATGATTTGATTTACAGATACATGAATTTGCACAAACTGAATCCGGAAGAATGGTACGACATTTTAATCATTCCTTATTTGGACGCGGTAAAGAAATTCCATCAGTATGAGAGATTGCAGAATCTTAAATTTGAACAGATTTTCTTCAGAACACTTGACAGTGCCAGAAGCAGATATTGGAGAGATATGAATAGAAAAAAACGTTGTCCTGAAGGCGGTGTATGGAGCTATGATGAAATGTTCTATGAAGTTGAAGATGGCGCACGAAAAGAATGTGATTTTGAACCAACTGATAAATTTATGAATGTTGAAAGACAAGCAACCATAAGAACTTTATATGAGGATTTCTATAATAAGTGTATAAATCCAGATATGGTGCAGGCAGATACGAGACAGTTTGAATTGAATATGTTATTAGAAGGTTATTCAATGACAGAAATTGCACAATTCTTACTCGATAAGTACAGTAGTGATGATTTTTCCTTGCAGTATTGGGCGGTTCGTGAGGATAGAAAAGAGTTTAGAAAAATCTTCAAACAGGTTTTCGGTATCTAATCAATAAATATATGGTGGTGTGTCAGAAATGGCACACTTACCATCATATAGAAAGATAGAAAAAGTAAAGTAGATTGTAAAGGCAATAATGGAAATACAAGGAAGGACGGAAAATAGCATGATAAAGTCAGAATATTTCAATATGGGGCAGATTGTAGTTACCAGATCAATCAATAGTTATATGGCAAAGGAACGCAAATTTGCATTAGAAATCACTATTGCATTACAGCGGTATTCTATGAAAGATTGGGGAGACATGGACGCAGAAGATAAACAGACAAATGAGGAGGCTTTGAATTATCCAGATGATTTATATGTTATGGGTGCCTACAATACTTCAAAAGGCAGAATTTGGATAATTACAAATCGGATTTCTGAAATAGCCGGAGATAACGCAACAACAGTTTGTTTCCCAGAAGAAAGATAACAACAGTATAATCAGGGGTGGTTTGAAATATAGCCATCCTTAAATGTGATAAAAGGGAAAATATCAAAATAGAAAATGAAGAATAATCTATAATTATGTACTGTATGGAATCCTTGAAAAAACGCAAAAATTCAAGTATAATCGGAGGTGAATAATAAAGCATGGAAGGTTTGATTGACATGTCGGCAAAAACAGTTATAAAAGAAATAATAAAGGCAAAAAATATATCACAAGCGGAACTTGCGGAAGCAACCAACACAACAAGGCAAAATTTAAGTAACAAAATGACAAGGGATAAATTTTCATCTCTTGAATTAGTGGAAATTGCGGATGCTCTGGAAATGAATCTGATTTTAAAAGATAAGGCAGATGGAACGGAGTATATAATTGATTATCCAGAAGACGAAAAAGGAAAATCAAAGCGAAATATGACAGAAGAAGAGAAAAAGGCTGCACAGAAGAAATCAGAGGAAACCAAAGCAAGAAATGCAAAGAAGCAGATCCAATAAAGGAGGTATGCCCTATGTTAGCAGCAGTAAAGGGAATTGTACAAGGTAATACAGTTGTTATTGAAGATGAAGATATTAGAGATTATGACGGAGCAGAGGTTGTTGTTACTCTGTTAAATTACCCACAGAGAAAAGCAAAGAAAGCACCTGTTGACTGGGATAGTTTTGCCATTCCAAGCGAAAGGGGACAGCATGTAGATGAATATATGAGGGAGATGCGTGAGAATGACAGATTATAAAAAGGCATTTGTTGATACTGCACCATTCATATACTTTATTGAAAAGGATGAAAATAACCCACAGTATTATGATAAGGTAAAGAAATTTTTTAGTAATGGATATGAGGCAGATAAAAAATTTGTAACTTCTGTAATTACAATGGAAGAATATTTTGTATTTCCATACAGAAACAAACTATATTCATTTATTGATATGTTTGACAGGCTTGTTGAAACTACTGATATGGAGATTGTAGAAGTAAACCAAGAGATTGCTAAAAAGGCAGCTCAAATCAGAGCAGAATATAAAGGCTTTAAGGCTATGGATGCAATTCAGTTAGCGGTTGCATGTCTTACAAAGTGCGATTTATTCTTGACGAATGATAAGCAGTTAAGGCAATTCAAGGAAATAAAGTGTATTACAGTTGATGAACTGGAATAATAACAAAGCACCAACGGAAAGAGAAATCTTTCTGAAGGTGCTTTTCTTATATCTTCTTATTGTGTATATCTTTAATCACATGTTCTAATTCTGCGCTATGCCAGCGATCACGGATGATTTGTTGTTTTAATTCGTATATGCGTTTGCTGGTGTATTTTTCTACCCAATTCATAAGGCAAGTTGGAATCATGCGTTCAGGAATCCGTTGAATAATGGAAAATAATAAATCTTCGATTTTGCTGTGAATTTTATGTAATGCAATTTTGAAATGATTCGTTTTGTAAATCTCGATATTTTTAATGTGTCTCAGCTCCTTCCTAAATATAGTATAGACTAGGCAAGGAATATATACAATAAATCAAAGGAAAAATGCCTAAATTATTTTTGCCACATAAGGGCAATTATGTAGCGAAAAAGTGAATATAGATTATAGAAGCGTAATTATTTTGCCACATAACTTATTAGTACAGATAGAAATAATAACGCCACATAATTTATACGGAGGTTGAGCATATGGAAACATACATAAAAGAATTTGTTGAAAAACTAAGAGAAGAAGGAAAATCCGAAAACACAATTAAATCATATACTCGTCACATGAAGGAGTATTTCAAATGGTTCTATGATAGTTTTGGAGATATTGAATTCAAAGGTCTGTATCGAGCTAATATTCAAGAATATAAAAATTACTTGAAGAATATAAAGCGAACTGGTCAGGACAATCATAATCTGAATGGAAAAACCATTAATGCAAAATTATCTGCCATATCTAAATATAATGAATTGATGCAACCAGATAACATGGTAATATCGAAGGCAGATTTTATTAAAATTCAAGAAAATTCTATTAATCCGACAGAAGTAACAAAGGAGGATGTAGACCGGTTCAGGCAAGGAATTTTGCAATCAGAGGGTACACATGCAATACGAAATTATACGATTGTAACGGTTATGATGTACACAGGTTTACGTATTAGTGAAGTGTTGCGGTTGAAAAGAACAGACGTAAATACAGTTAGCGGTGAAATTCGTGTGACAGATGGAAAAGGAGAAAAGCAACGCATTGTGGTTATGAATTCAAAGGTAATAGAAGCTATTAATGAATACAGAAGACATTATAATAAGGAAGACACCGATTTGCTATTTTATAATGCAAAGGGAAAATCTCTTGATCGCACCGCAATAAATAAAGTATTTTGGGAAAATGCTATCAAAGGCAAAAATATTACTCCACACACATTGAGACATTATTTTTGTAGTTCTGCATTGGAAGCTGGTTATACGATAGCGGAGGTTGCTATGTTAGCAGGACATTCAAATATACATACAACAATTCGCTATACGAATCCTTCCATGAAGAAAATAAAAGAACGTGCTGAATTTTTATAAAAAATTAAAAAAGTACAAAAATGTTTTTCAAATGAGGAATATATAGGTGAAGACATAAAATGGAAAGGAGCAGAGAGTTGAAGGAAGAACGTAAAACGTCAACACAGCATACTACATTACAAATTGTGGTAGGCTGTGTAATTACTTTGTTTTTAATATTTTGTATGTAAATGAGAGGTGGAATGATGAAGGATTTATTTGGTGAAAAAGAAATCATAGAGAATGAAACAAAGCAGGTATTTTTACAGGGCGTGAATGCTGGAATACACTATATGATGGATAAAATTGAGCGACAGTATAAAAAAGGTAAACCAATTCAGGCAAATGGCAGTCTGTATTGGCTAAAAGATGCAAAAGAGAATCTGCGAGACATTATGGACGACATGGAAGCAGAATATAACAAAAAATACGGAAAATAGGTTATCGTATCACATATCGAGAATTGGAAAAACACTTGATTTTCCTACATATTTTTTCTCGATAAACCCAAATCCTACTTAATTAGTAGGGAATACAACACATGGTATAAAGTCACTGTATAAGGACAGAAAATGAAGATGTATATGGGAAATATACGAGTTTGGCGTGATTCAGGTTTTGGCACTTATATAGCGCAAAAAACGTAGATACAAGTTCGGAATGGCTTATCGTGAATAGTCGGAAAGTATCACATAAGCACACATAATATTTAGTAAAATTACAGTAAGAAGGCAGGTGTAATCTTATGGAACAGCAACGCTATACATTAAAAGATATCAATTTTATAGCGGAAGAGAATTATACGGATATCAATAGTAAAATAGTTGGATTTCAGATTGAAAACAACATGGTTTTGTCAATGGATATCGCGGATCGTTTATCTGGGATTATCAATAAAATGCTTGCAGATTATTATGCGGATACATGCAAGCGGCTGGAACCTTCGGATTTTCATGTAACAATGAGTATAGAAATGAATACCAGCACTAACAAGGTAATCGTCAATACATATATCTTCGATTCTGCTGATATGGTATTGCACACGGAAATTGATGTAGAAACATTGAGAGACTATGGCAGAATGAAAAAGTATTTTTTTGATATGTTGGCTTGTATTACATTAGATAGAATTCGAGAATTACAGAAAGCAGCCGGTTTGAAATCTGGATATGTAATATAATCAGATATTTACAAATTCGGCAATCTATTGATATAATGTATATGGTATTTAGTTGAGGAAACTCCTAAATATATGATTGATTTGGGAAAAGTCATGACTGTAAAAGGTTGTGGCTTTTCTTTTTGGGGAAAACGAACACTAGATATAGTGTAAAAAATAAAAAAAAGACTAGATATTGAAAATAATATGTGATAATGTATATAAAAAATATGTCTAGTGAGGAAAAAATGGACGAGATTAATTATACATATTTCAACGCATTGGAAAAATTAGGTACAAATGTTGATGTGTTGCTACCATTATTGAGAAGTTTAGAAACAGTAAAAAATGAATATGCTGTAGAATCTGTTGTAAAAGGTTTCTCACAAAATGTAGCTATAATAAATAACATGTTTTATGACAGAGAAAATGGTAATGAAGATTTAGTAGCTAAGTCATGCCTAAATATTTTGCAAAAAGTGTTTAGGGTGAACATAGTATATATGAGTGACATTGCTATTAATAATATTATATCTACGTTAAGTAAATTTAATTTTATTGATAATTGGAATTTGGTTCCGAACGTTTCTTTAAAACCACATGAAGATATTAAAGAAAAAGATGAAAAATTTAATGTTAATAACGTTATTAAGGAAATCAAAGGTAAATCTCCTGATGAAATAAAAAAATGTATATGGAGTTTTCTTTGGAAAAAAGTACCATGTTTAACAGCTATGTTCATAATAGGTACTCTATTTTTGGCGGGAGTTGCAGTATATACAGGTGTTAAACAAATTGCAGATGTATGTAAGTCCTGTTATGAGAAAATAATAGTAAATAAAGAGGGAAAAGAAGATACGTACATAGTAAATACAGAGTCCGCAAAATTGTATTATGAACCGAGCAGTCATGCAGCAGTAGTTGCCACGCTTTTGTATGACGATCAAGTGTATAAAACGGAAGACGTAAAAAACTGGATTAAGATTGAATATGAGACAAGTGATGGAAAACTGATATCCGGATGGATAGCGAAAAGAAATCTTATGACATATAGAACATATCAATTTCATCAAGAAGAATTATATAAATAATACAAAGGTCTGGTATTATGCCAGACCTTTATATAAAACTTTTGATATATAAATATCATTTTGGGGGATTAGGATTATTAGGAAACATATCATCAACAGGTAGAATTTCAAAACTATTTCTTCTTGTATATTTGGCAATTTCAATATAATTTTTTATTTTATCTAAAATTTCATTATAATAAAAATAATTAGTGGATGTATTGTTTTCTGTTGAAGTGTTTTCTCTATGATCCATTGTTTCCATGATAGATTTTAATAAAGTGTCAATTCTATTTTGATCTGCTTCATATAAAAATTCCGAAAATGGAAGTCCTGCAAGTGAAATAATAAAACATACGTCAAGTTTTAATGAGGCATTAATTTCCTTAAGTTTATTTAAATAATCATTTTTGTCATTGTATTTAAGATTATAAAATGATTGACGTAGTGATGTATTTATAGAATCCATCAAAGATTCAAATAGTTTTTCTTGTTCTTCAGGTGTTCTTGAATTAGGCAATTGATACCATTCCAGAGGAATCGAGGATTCTTCAAGAGGTACAGCTTTTATTATTTTGTCAAGATATACTTCGCTTTGCGCTTTATAATTTCCTAATTCAGATATATTATTTGCACCATATTTAACAATAGATATTATATTAATCAAATCAGGTTTATAAATAGTTTTTTGACGATTATCATCACCATTTTTTCCGTTTCGCTCAATTTGAGAATACCAGGTATCGTTTTGTTTAACTATGTTAGATATTTTTTTCTTTGTTATTTTATTTTTTGTTCGTAATTCTTGAAGATGTTCTATTAAAGTTATTTCTTTTCCGTCAATAAATAATTTTTGCATTTTATTATATCTAGGTGTTTTTTTTGCAAATGGCATTTGTATGACCTCTTTTTCTACAAGATAATTATATGGAATTTCTTATTTTATACAATTTAATATATACAATTATAATACGCCACACACAAAAAAACAATATATCCATACAATAATAATAAAAAATATGGATGTTTATGCGGTAAAAATATATTTATACAACTTAAAACATACAATAAAATAAAAAAAATACAATATTTCTGCAAAAAAATGTATAAAATGCTTGACGGATGAGAAACAAGGTGTTACTATTCAGATATGGAAATAAAAAAGTCGGATCTAGCAAATCCGACTTAGCAAATTGGATACTAGCAATATCCAATGTTTGCACAGACTTTCATCTGTACATATGTAATATTATGCAAAACATATTATAGCAGATATATTAGATTTATTCAATTCAAATAAAAAGTCTTTTGAGTATATCACTCAACAATTTCCATTAAAATTTTGAGAATATGTACCTTGATAATTAAAAAATAAATTCTATATCACATAGAAAATCCTGATGGAAGAATGTGCGTTAGATTATGCAAGGAAAGAGAGAACAATAATATAGAGGTCATTCAGTTTGAATGATAAAAGGAATTACGAGATATTTTCTCATTACTGCCTTATATCATGGAAGAAAAATAACAAAAAGCGAGGAATTTAAGAAATGAAAACAGGAAAAGTTAAGTGGTTCAACGATGCAAAAGGTTATGGATTTATCACAGATGAAGTAGGAAGTGATGTATTTGTGCATTACTCCAACATTACTACGGAAGGTCGGAAGTCTTTAAATCAGAATGACATTGTGGAATTTGAAATTGGAGAAGACACAACCGGTAGGACACAAGCGGTAAATGTCAAGAGAATTTCTAATAATAAGAAATACAATGACATGACACAAGCTGAATTAACAGAAGAATTTGTCAATATTATAAAACAGAATTATGAGAATGGAATATGTTTATTAGATTCTAATTATGAACTGATACAATTTGATCAAATGTTAGAGTTAGAGAAAGATATTATTAAAATTGATGATGCAATTAGCATTGTGCGTAATTTAAAGAGAATGCCAAATTTAAAAGAATATTGTAAAGGTATGACTCAATAATCAAATCAGTAAAATCAATCTCCGAGTGGAGAATATATTATTAACAGAGATATACTTACGGTGAGAGTAGCAAGTCTGCCAATGAATGAGATTGGTTACTATGTTATCTAATGTAGATGCGTATAAATCCCCTTTTATTAAAACAATTATCAGTGAAGATACTGATTACTTATATAGTACGGATAGACAGGCGCATTACCTTTATGGTGGTGTGCCTAAATTAAATTGAAAGAGAGGTGAAAAAAATGATTCAGATTGACAATAAATTCGACGTAGGTCAGGAAGTACATTTGGTGGGGCGTAAATGTTATATAAACGGCAAGAAGAAAAGATTCAAATGGGTTGTGAAATCAAAGAAAGACAAGCCATTGAAAGTATTGTGCATTTTCTATATGCACAAATTGTATGGTGAAGATGAACTATGCTATAACATCGAAAATCATGGAAAAGTAAAGGAAAATCGGATGTTTACAGATTATGAATCGGCAAAGCAGCAGTGTGATAGATGGAACGAAGAAGGATATGGGATTTAAGATTGGAGGAATGAATTATTAGCAAAATTACAGTAGTAGATTCCCTTATGGGATCAGGAAAAACCAGTTGGAGCATCCAACATATTAACAGAGAGAAGTTTGATAATTTTCTCTATATAACACCATTTTTAGATGAGGTAGAACGTATTATTGAAAATACGGATAGGGAATTTAAGCAACCGATAAATAAGGGAAATGGTAAATTAGGAGCAATCAATGAGATGTTAGCTTGTCAAGACGATATAGCTTCAACACATGAGCTGTTCAAACACCTTGATGAAGAAAGCCGGGAAAATATCAAAAAGGGTCACTATACATTGATCTTGGATGAGGTCTTAAATGTTGTTGAACCATATGATAATATTCGAAATGATGATATGAAACTACTGAAAGATAGTGGTTGTGTAACAGTGGATGAAGATGGTTTTGTTGTATGGAATAAAGAAAAGTTGAATTATGATACAAAATATAATGACATAAAAATACTTGCGGACAACAGAAGCCTTATATATATTAATCAAAAATTACTTTTATGGAGATATCCACCTGAAATATTTGAATTATTTGATAAGGTGTATATACTTACATATTTGTTTGAAGCAAGCATTTTGAAAAATTATTTTAACTTGTATAAAATTGATTATGAGCAAAAGAGTATTTCGGAAAATGATGGACAGTATGAGCTTACGAACTATTACATTCCAGATACATCAGTTTTCTTAGATAAGATTAATATTTATGATGGTAAACTGAATGATAATATATATCAAAAAATCAATGGTCTATCGGTCACTTGGTTTAAGGCAAGAATAAATCAAGATGGTATCAAACAAATCAAAAAGAATCTATATAACTATTTTTCCAATATTGTCAATGCAAAATCGGATAACATTATGTGGACTACATTTAAAGACTATAAAGCAAAGCTGAAGGGCAAGGGGTATTCAAGTCAATTTGTGAGTTATAATTGCCGTTCAACGAATAAATATGCAGACACATACAATTTGGCATATTGCGTAAATGTATATTTGCATCCGGGGATAACTCAATTTTTCCTGCAAAGAGGAATTAGCATAAATGAAGATTTATATGGGTTATCAGAAATGATTCAGTGGATATGGAGAAGTAGAATCCGAAAAGGGGAATCCATTAATATTTATATCCCAAGTATGCGAATGAGAAATTTGCTGATTGATTGGATGAATATGAATTTGCAATATCAGCATAAGAAGGTAAGTTAGGAAGTTGACCTTCCTAAAATCAAGAAAGAATGTAGTAAAATCAAGGCTTTACGGGGTGCCACCGTTAAAAGAGAATATGTAATAAAGAGAGATGATTTTCGCTTTGTTGGACTGGCATATTGCGAGCTGTGCGAAGCAATTGACAGGACACACAAGCGAAAAAGGCGGACAGATTAGATTGACGCCCTCCGGGGCGGCAAGATAAGCTGGCTGACTAACAGGGTGTGGGATGTTCCCACTAATATATCCTACTTTCTTTGAAACCATCCTTTTCTACTAAGCTACACAACGCAATCAAAGATTGCGGTTCCGCTAAGTGAAAAGCCTGCGCCAAAGAAAGTAGCAAAGAAAGCGCAATTAAGATAATTATTCGTTTAGGTGATCAGTACAAATTTGACAACAATCATATCCAAATTCAGCATCACACCAGCGTAAATCATGATCACAGTATACCCGTAAAAAGTCCCCCTTTTCATAATCTTTTTCTTGATTTACATTGGATGGATTAACCCAATATTTTCGTGCAAAGGGGCAATTGCTTAAATCGTTCCAATCTGTTACCACGGGATAATGCTCGTCAAAATCTAAATTATGACCATTCATAATTCCACCTCCTTCTTTTATAAAAAGTATAACATATCTGTCAAGAATGGATGCTTGATATTCAGCTTGGTAGACGTAACTTATCTCCTATTCAGAGAATTGCCGGAGCTGAAAAGTATCGTTCATTGTATGAAAAGCAAGCTAGAGAAAATTTAAAACAAGCTAGTGGTGGAGATAGACGTTCAGAAAGATTTGAACAAAATCAAGGTTTACCAAATTTGTAAAGGTCGAAAATCGTATTGATACAACAAAAAAACTAGCTCAAGTTGCAGGTGTTGGAAAAGAAACACATCGCATGGGTGCAAAAGTTCTCAACTCCAATAATGAAAAATTAAAAAATGAAGTATTATCAGGCGCCCCTGATGAAACAGACTTTCAAATTAGGTCATAAATGTACATTGAAAATTGAATATTGGCGGTTGTTGTGGTATTCTTAATCTAAGATATACAATATGGAGGATTTTTAATGGAACGTAACGATAGATGCTTCTGTGGAAGCGGAATCAAATATAAAAAATGTCATTACAGAATTAATGGTGAAAGTAAATTAGCAAATATATATAGAGCATATAATGAGTACAATAATGCTTGTATTCAAAAAGGAATATGTAATAATTGTAGAAAGGGATGTTCACAATGTTGCAATGACTATTTCTTTATTTCTGAAAGTGAATTTCTACAAATATTGGAAGAATTAATATATAGAAAAATAAATATAAATGATTATATTAGTAAAGCAAAGGCGGTTAAAAAGCATATTGAAAAAGTTCATCCAGAAATAATAAAGAAACTTAACGAATTTATGCCGAAATCAGTAGATAATATAGATGAATCTTTTTTTAAAGATTCAATTAATCCCCCTGATTTACCAGCATGTATTTTTTTAGATAATAATAAGTGCAGTATTTATAATGTACGCCCATCTATATGCAGGGGATATGGGATAACAGAAGAATGTAGAATTATAAAGAATAAAAAATATGATTTTGAAGAAAAATATAAAATGTATAACGAAGCAAGTATTATTTCTCATAGTGGAGATACAACGAAAGCAATATTAAAAAGAACCTATCCGTTATTTTATTGGTTTGCTTATTTCTTGGATGATTCATGGTATAATTTTACAATGGAAAAGCTTAGAAGAATTAGAGATGACAAAAATGATGCTTATTATGATTTTACAAGGAAATTGCAATGACATAATAGATATATGAATTTATATAATGAATACCAACCGTCAATATTCGATGGTTGGTATTTTTTTATGCAAAATTAGAAATCAGATGGAGAATATTATATATAGAAGGATATATTTAAGAAAGGCGGTAGAGTATTATAGGACACGTTAAAGCAGGAAGGGTAAGGTGAGTTCAATAACAAATATAACAAAAATAAAATATATTCGGATATTGGATAAGGTATATACGGTCACGGATATATCTATGTCTGATATGACAATTACAGCAATGGAACAGGAAGTTGCATTGTGTAATGTGCCGGGCGATGAAGTGTTTGACTTTTTGGAACTGGACGAATTTCAAATTAAGATATGTAGCCGAAGACAACCGGCACAGATTATCAATTTAGCAGAATGGAAGCAAAATAAAGCCAAAGAAATCGTGATTTCAAGTTAGCTTAGATTGATTGTATATAAAGGGTTAAAATGCACGAAAAGGCATATAAAATTCATTTTTATATCAGGGGTACACATTTATATACCGGCTATCAAAAAATTCAAAATAGGTCTAAATATCGTCTGTTTTCCCTAATAAATAGAGTATGAAAATATAGCAGAGTGGAGGTTGATGAAAATACAAAATACAGAGAGAAAAATGATCAAGGTGCGGAGTGTTCAAGCGGCGAGTGTTTATAGAGTAGCCAATGGATATAAGTTCTTATCAAAAGATAAATCAAACGAGGAAGATAAAGATGAATATGTTGATTCGTTCATTGATTATAAAACAGCAGTTATTAATGAGAGCATTTTTTCAGAGTATGCCAGAATGCATGGTGTAACAGTAAATAAAAAAGATTGTAGTCTTGATTTTATTCTAATGAAGTTTGAATATGGCGTTGATAAGGATAGTTCAGATGAGAAGAATATTAAACCGGCAATGGATGCTGATTCACTTAGGAAATATTTCTATGAAAACGATGCAACAATTACATGGAAAACAATTGATAAGAAAACAGAAAAAGAAATTGTAGGTATGCGGAAAACTATAACATATAGAATGTTATATAGAAATCCGGGTAAAGCAAAAAAGGGTGAATGTATTTTTATCAGGAAAAAATTATATAACCATATGATTAAATATCTTACGATGGGTTTGTATAAGAGAATCCCCAATATGAAGGGTGCCAAGATTGTAGAACTATCAGCATATGCTCCTTTGATAACCGCAACAGCGATAGACTATATTCATATTCCGCTTGATAATATGCTGGTTGTTAAGGATGAATCTGTTGCATGTAAGAAAACGGCATGTGTTGTAAATGCTGTTTCTAAGAAAAGACAAGTGAAGGATTTTAAGGCATTTGAACCGACATTAAATCAATATGGATTTACTACATATAAAAGGACACAAGAGAAAAATCCAGACTTGACATATATTAAAAGATCGAAACAGATATTTGAAGATTATGGGATAGATATAAGTCGATGCCCTATGAAGGAAGTAGATTATACAGATGGAAAGAAACATAATAAATGTGTAGTAGAGAAAAAGAAAGAATGGGAAATCTCTAATATTTTATGGGATGGTATGGGGTTGATAGATTCATCAATTTTCCCGGCAGATATGAACGGATTTATTTATTGCAGAAGTCACTTTTTCAAAAGCTGTCTGTTCAAAGGTAATCTTCAACAATATTTCCAAGACTATTATAAAGATGAATATGAGAATGCCTATATTGATGATGGAATAGACCTGTTTGGACGCAAGATGAAGATATCAGATATAAAGGTTATTGTCACGGATAATTCTTTGAAATGGTTAAAGTTTACTGAATATATGAGTAAATCAGGTTCTGTTGAAAATGGATTTCGGTATTACAAATCATTCATGGAACGAGATGGGGAGATTTTTCAGATTGTAAAAACTGCACATGCTAGTAAGTATGGTGATTTACAGAGAAGTTCATTCCAGATGAATAATACATTACTTACATTAGATAGAGAAAAATTGAAATCTATTGCGAAAACAAGCATTGATTATTGCAATGCATTAAAACAGGACGATGAAGCATTTCTGAATTATCTTAGAATAACCGGCTCTGCTTATTACAGTATCAATAATGTATTGATTGACTTATATAATTGGAATGATCAATTTCGGTATACCCAATATTTCAAGAAGAAGCGGAGAGAAATAATCAGCAAATTAAAGCGTGAGAGATTGCAGTTAGGTAAGCTGTTTCAAAATGGAGACAACCTTACAATATGCGGAAATCCAATTGCATTGTTGAAAAAAGTTACGGGGCAGGATTTTATAAATGAGGGATGCTTTGAAACTTATGATGATAGAATACAATGTTATACAAGGCGGTTTGCCGAAGGAGATAGAATTGCCGGGTTTCGGAATCCGCATAATTCGCCCAACAATATTGTGTATTTAGAAAATGTGTATCCGAAAGAATTGGTGAAGTATTTCCCTGATCTTGGGCGAGAAATCATTGTTATAAATGGCATTGGAACAGATGTACAAGATCGGCTTAATTCACAGGACTTGGATAGTGATACATTGTATGCTACAAATCAGCCGGATATAGCGGAACTTGCGAGAAAAGCATATGTGGAGTACCCCACAATCATAAATAATATTCCACGTGCTGCGAAAAGTGATTATTATAAAGAGATGGAATCATATGCAAAAATGGATAATCAAATTGCAAAGGCACAGGCAGATACCGGGGTATCGAGTAATATTGCGCAATTAGCCCTTAGCTATTGGTTTGATGGAGGATGCAATGATACGGAATTGGAGGATATATTTATCATTTGTTCTGTATTGGCACAATGTAGTATTGATAGTGCGAAGCGGAATTTTGATGTTACTGTTGCAGGAGAACTAACGAGACTACAAGGATTAGCATGTATGAATCCTGATCCAAGGTACCCGCGGTTTTATGCGGAGTTGCAGAAACTAAAGGATAAGCATAAAAAAGGGAAGAAAAAGAATATTGATGATAATGATGTTCGATTTTATGATTGCCCGATGGATATTCTATATCAGATAATTGGCGAAGAGATTGTAGACATGCGTACACGTGGTTGTCAAAAAGTAAAGACAGTTAGAGATGTGGAGTTATTAGCTGATCTATCGGAAGATAAAATAAGAAACAAAAGGCAATCGAAGGTAATTATTGATGCGGTTGAGAAGTATAAGAATGCAGTATCTAAGCTAGATAAAAACGATGAAGCATATTCAAATAACAAAGGCATGGCATTTGATGCATGTATGGAAGAATTGTCTGGAAGAAAAATTAATATGGCGACTATGCAATATCTGGTACGATATGCAATTAATAATGAAAGTATAAGGGATAGTCTGTTGGTTGTTTTACATGATAAAGATATGGAACTTTTCTTAGAAATGTTCAAAAAGTCACCCGAAAGTTGACATTTCCCAAGAAAAACAAGGGTTTTCATTTATTTCCCTATGGAGAGACAGATTTATTTCTTTTTTGGAGATAAGTTTGTTTCCCTTATGGAGAAGCGAAAAGACCGTAAGCTGAGTAGTTTCTTCATAAAATGAGCAAGCCAACTAGCCACGCCTGGCAATTTACTTAGGGCAGTAAAAATACTGCCTTTTTGTTTGCAAGAAATGTTTATAGGAAGGAGGAATGAGAGTGACACAAGAAGAATTAAGAAATCTCTATAAAGAACGTCTGAAAAGAGAGAAACAGACATATATTTCGGAAATGATCAATATTAGTCCGAGTATTTTATCTAAATTCAAAACAGGAAAATTCGATTTATACCCTAATCTGTTTGAGAGATTAAAGGATTATCTTACAAATTCTTAAAGTCTATTTTCATGGCATATCTGCCACATTTAACCGATTAAAATTAACATAAGGAGGAACACATTGAGTGACAATAATTTTATAGTCAATCTTACAGCAAAGTTACACAGCAAAAGTAAACAACAAATTGAATCAGATGCTAAAAATCTTGGAGATATAAAAGTTCCCTTGGTTGGTACTCTGGATCAAGCTAAGACTAGCGCACAATTAAAGCAAGATGTGGCATCATTAAAAACCACGGTTGATATTAATGGTAAGGTAAATACAAAAAATATCACAAGTACAGTACAGCAGAGTGCAAAACAAGCACAAAAGACCGCAGATGCGAATACAATTCAATTTCGTACTTCTTTGAAGAAGGATAAATTGATTAATGATATTCGTGTGTTTGGTCAACAAAATTCTAAACTATTCAAAGACGCTGAAATGTCTTCAAAATTTTCTTCGTTGCTAGACAATGCAAAGCTGGCAACGTCAAATAAAGAAATCAAAAATCTTCGAATGCAATTATCGGCTATGCGATCTGAAGCAAAAGCCACAAATCTAAGCGGTTTGACACTGGGAGATTCAGTGAAAAAGACCTTTAGAAGAGCAACCGAATTATTCACGGGTACAGCCGGAGTAATGATGTTATCGCGACAGTTAAAAAATGCATGGAATGAAGCATTGGATCTTGATAAAGCATTTACTGATTTGATAAAGGTAAATGATGAACTATCAAGGGGCGATTATGACAAATACTTGGAACGCTGTAATGAAAAAGCACAGGATCTTGCCGCAACACAAAAATCATTGATGGAAGGTGCAACCGAGTTTTCTAAGTCGGGATACAATCTTTCGGAATCTAATGCATTAGCTGAAAAGAGTACCATTCTGGCAAACGTAGGTGATATGTCAACTTCAGATAGTGCGAAAGCAATTATCTCTGGTGTACAGGCATATAAGGATGTCGATGGTTTTACAGATGCAGTTAATAAGGCTGGCGCATTGATCGACAAATATAATGAAATCGGAAATACGGCAAGTATTACGTCCGCGGAAATTGCCCAGGGAGTACAAACAGTTGGTTCGGTTTTTGCTGATGCAAATACAAGTGTAGATGAATTTATAGCCTTGCTTAGTGCCGGAAATAGGCAGTTTCAAAATGCCGATACCTTGGCACTTAGTTTACGTACAGCAGCACTTCGTATCCGGGGATGCAAGAGTGAGTTAGAATCCCTTGGGGAAAGTACAGAAAACGTATATACATCATCTTCGAAATTAGCTGATAAAATCGAGAGTTTGACTAATATAGATGGTAATGGTGGAGTTAAGATTTTGGAAGCAGATAATAAAACATTTCGTTCAATCTATGATATTTTTGTTGATTTATCTAAGGTATATCAGCAGATGTCAGATGTGGATCAGAGTGCTTTATTAGACCTTATAGCAGGTAAAAACCGTGCGAGTGGAATTTCTGCCACGTTAAATAATATGTCCGAAGCACAGGATATATACGAACGAAGTTTACATTCAACAGGTTCTGCACAAAGAGAATATGACAAGTATCTTGAATCGAGTGAGGCTTCCTTAAATCGCTTCAAGGCTTCTATGACAGAAACATATCAATCCGTAATAAATGGTCAGACAGTAACGGGTTTATTAAACTGTGGTAACGCCGCATTGCAGTTTGCAAATAGTATTGGACTGGTAGAATCATCTTTAAAAGGATTGCTTACAATCGGTATTATTAAAGTGCTTACAACGGTTACAACAGCATTCCGGGCATCTGCTATACAGGCAAGCAATTTTGGTACTGCATTAAGTGCAGTTAAATCAATGTCTACACTTCAAAGTGGTACAACAGAATATACCAATGCTTTAAATACACTTAAAGCGGTATCTGCGAGTTTAACAGAAACACAGCTAAAGCATATATTGTCGAATGATGCATTGAATGAATCTGAACGAGTTAGAATCCTTCGTTCGACCGGGCTAAGTAAAACTCAGGCGAAAGCAAAATTAGCGGAAATGGAATTAACACAGGCAACGCAGAAACAGGCGGTTGCCAATCAGAAGGCATCATTAAGCACATTTAGTTTATCTTCTGCAGTAAAGGGATTAGGGCAGAACATTAAAATGGCAGTAATGAATAATCCTGTAGCGGTTGCAGTTATGACAGTTAGTGCGATTGCCGGGGTAGTAAAAGCAATCAAAAAGCATAAGCAGGCACAGGAAGAAGCATTTGAATCAGCAAAGAAAAATGCACAAGACGCACAAAGCAAAATCAAATCGCTGCAATCTGAAATCAAACAAAATGCAGATACAGTTGATCAAGCTGGTAAAAAGTATGCAGAACTTGCACAGGGAGTAAATCAGCTTACAGGTAAAAATATCAGTCTATCCGATGATGAATACAAAGAATTTCTTGACGTTTCAAATCAGCTTGCCGATGTATTCCCACAACTTACAAAAGGATATGATGATAATGGCAATGCTATCCTTGATCTACAAGGTAATGTAGATGGTATTACAGGTAAATTAAAGGATCTTCTTGAAATTGAGCAACAGTTAGCTCAGCAGGAAATAAATAAAAATATCGACACATATTTTGAGAATCAATCTAAAGTGTTCGGTAAGGAAGCAAAAGGACAAAATGATACTATCGACACTCAAACAGAGAAGATCGAGAAGTACCAGAAAGCGTTGGATAATTTCAACGAAAGTGTTTCAAATAATAAGCCAGCTTCTAATTTTGAATCTGAATTAGAGAAACAGACGTATTATGCAGATTTTCTTGCCGATATGGAAAAAGCGAATATTGATATTGCCGATGCTATTATTAGTCAAGATGGTACTTCTGCAACAGAGTACAATTTCGCAAAGTTATCTAAGGAAACACAGGAACAGATTAGACAGTATTATGCAGGAATAATTAGTACAGCAAATACCGAAATGCGTTCTGCTGAATCTCAGTTATCCACAAGCAACGCTGAATTTGCATCATATGTCAATATGTGGATGCAGAACTCTTCTGGTTCATACCTTGCAATGACGGGCAATGACGAAATGCAATCTGCTCTTAGCAGTATTGTGAGTGGTTTGAATTGGGGAGATATTCTTCAAGGTGACGATTTTAGTGGTTTAAGCGGTGAAGAATTAGAAAGTGCTATTGAAACAAATATTCTTGTACCTTTACAATCAGCAATGGCAAATGCCGATACAGGCGATCAATTCAAGCAGATTATTACCGATGCTTTGACAATCAGTGATGATGATATTAGTTTGGAAGAATCCAAGAATCGTATCGAAGCATATGTGCAAGAAATCAATGATGTATTAGGTGACGCACTTGGCAAACCTTTAACAGCATCCGATCTTGGTATGCAAAAATATCTGGATAACTATGAGATGTTGATGGATGGTGTTAGTAAGTATGCCCAGACATTAAAATCCGATGGCTCTATTCCTATGACAATGGATGTCATGAAAGAATCAAAAGACAAACTATTACAGTTTGCCGAAGAAAATTCGATTAATACGGAAGCAGAAATTCAAACATGGAATAGAATCATGAGTGAATCTGAAACTCGTGAAGAAGCCATGAAGAAGTATCTTACACAAAAGAGTGTATACGATACTACATATGAATTTGATCCTGCTACTGCCTTTGATGCGGCAAAGTCTGCACAGTCGGAACAGTCACAGAATGGTTATTTATCTACTGAAACCATCGAATCATTAAAAACTGCATATGGAGATTTATCTAAGGTCATTCAGTATACCGATTCTGGTGTAGTTCTCAATAATGAACATATGGCTGAATATACTGAAAATGTAGGTAAAGCAGCACTTGTCAATACGCAGTTAAAAGAAGCGTTTGCAGTTCAGGAATACCAAAAAGAAGCAAAGGCTATCAATGATATTATTAAGACAGAGATAAAAGATACAAATGTCCGTAAGAAACTTACATCTGCGAAGAATAAGGGCATTGATGCACTTCGCAAGGAAATTAGTAATCTCAAGAAGGATAATGATGGATGGTCTGAAAGTTTATCTACACATTTAGATAATATCTCTGCACTTGGTGAAGAAATCAATCAGTATGATGCGCTTGAGCAAAGTATTATGGCATCTTTGTCTGCATTGAGTAATTACAAACGTGCGCTAGAGACACCAGATAATAATGATAATTTCGAATATGTTCAAGGACAGTTAGATTCGGCTCGTAAAGCATGGGAAAATGGTTGGACGGGAACAGATGATTTCAAAACATTCATGGAATATATCGGTTCGGCAAATGATGAATTGGAATATTCTGATGCATTATGGGATAAATATCTTACTCGTGCCGAAAAGTATTTCACCGAAGATATTTCTGGTTTATATACATTCTTGGATGATGCTAGTCAACTATCAGATCAAATTACTAAAAATTCTGATGGTACATTCAAAATAGACGTACAAAATCTGGAACAATTCTGTGAAGATGTAGATATGTCTCGTTCTGCTGTTGTAGATTTATTCTTGGCTATGACAGAAGCAGAAGGTATTGATATTAATTTCGATAACATGTCGGAATCTATTGTAGATGGTTTAAATGCTATTGATCAGAAATCAGTTGATGCAAGAACAGATTTAGCCGATTATAAAAAGACAATTGAAGAATTAGATAAAGCTGGATTCGATACAACGGAATTATGGAAACAGTATGATTCGGTTGCCGGGGAAATTCAACCAGAGATAGAATTTTATGCACATTTAGCGGATACAACCGATTTGCAAAGTGAAGCGGAAGAAGCTGCAAAGCGAATTTCTGAAAAAGACCAAAGTGTTAAAATTGATTTTAGTGCAGATTTAGATGTTGATAGTTTGAATAAGCAGATTAGTAGTCTACAAACGTATCGTGATGGGCTTGAAATTGGTTCTGATAGTTGGAAAGATGCACAGACAGTTATTGCACAATTACTCAAACAGAAACAGGAACTTGAACAGCCTGCAATTATGGGTATTGATGCATCACAGGTCGAAGAAGGTTCTCAAACTGTATTAGCGGTATTACAATCTTATATATCTGCAAAACAACAGCTAGAACAGGCAGAAACACTTGGTATTGATACGACCGATGCTGAAACACATCTTGCAAATGTAACAACACAGTTGCAGAATTTACAGGATCAGGGTGAACTCACAAAAATCGGTATTGATGCTGAAATTGATACGGATAAATTCAAGGAACAGTTAGCAAATCTCAATCCTGATAGTTTCTTAAAAGATTCGGATACAAGTATTAAGGTCGATGCTGATATGTCAGCTTATGATAAGGCACTCAATAATGCAGTATCTAAGGCAAGTAAACAGACCGCAAAGATTAAGGTACAGGCGAAACTGTCAGAGAACTTTCATGCAAATCTACAAAGTATTTTAAATAGTCAGAGTTTTAACGTCAAAGTCAATGCAAGTGCATCTGGCACTACTACAACTTCTCATGGCAATACCAAGACAAGAAAAACAGTTATGTTCGGTAAAGCAAGCGGTACTAATGCCTATAATAATGGTGTCCGCAATGGACAGATTGCATACGATCAACAAGCTCTTGTCGGAGAGGTTGCACCTGAATTATTAGTTCGTAATGGACAGGCACAGCTTATTGGTAAGCGTGGTGCTGAATTTATGAACCTAAAGAAGGGTGACGTAATATTCAACCATATTGATACTGAGAAACTATTAAACGGTATTGGTGGTATTCGTGGAAAACTTATTGGTGGTGGATTTGTCAATGGTACATTACTATCACATGCCTATAGTAAATCAACTGGTTCAAAGACTACTATTATAGGTGGGACAAATAACGATTGGACGAATAGACATAGTTCTAGCGGTTCTAGTTCAGGCTCTAACTCAAGTGGTTCAAATGATTCAAGCGCACAGGATAAAGCGGATGAATTTTTAGAGACGATAGATTGGATTGAGATTAAAATAAATCGTTGCGAAGAAGCTATTGCTCGTCTGAATAAAACAGAGGAAAATACATTCTCTGGATGGACACTTCGCACCACTGCCCTAAATGATGAGATTGCTAAAACAGCAGACGAAATCGAATGGGCTACACAGGGATATAAGAGATATTTACAACAGGCAGACAGTGTTGCATTGTCCGAAGATTACAAACGGAAGGTTCGTAACGGAGAAATAAATATTGAGGATATCACTGATGAAGATTTGTACAATCGTGTGCAGGATTATCAGAATTGGTACGAAAAAGCTGTAGAGCTACAAGACAAAATCCAAGAACTTAATATATCGCTCTCTGAACTAGCGCAAAAGAAATTCGACAACATAGTAACGCAGTTTGAAGATATGGAGAAGGTATTCACGGATACCAATGATATTCTTGATAAGCTGGTGGACTATGCTGAAACAAAAGGTCGTATTATCTCAAAATCATACTACGAAGCAATGCTTCAAAATGAGAATGAGAATAACAAACTCTTAGTTCAGCAAAGAGATCAAATGGTTTCTGAGTTGAACGAACTTGTGAATACAGGTAAGGTAACAGAATATTCAGAAGCATGGTATGATCTTAAACAGCAGATTGATGAAGTCAACGGTTCTATTGTAGAATCCAACAAGTCAATTCAAGAGTTCTATAATAATATACGTCAGGCTGATTGGGATTTATTCGATCTCGTTCAGGATAAAATCACAGGTATTGCAGACGAAATTGAGTTTGTACAAAGTCTACTCGAAGATAGGGACAATCTAACCGATGGTCACTTGAATCGAGGACTTACAAATGAAGGTCTTGCACAGCTTGGTAATTATGCGTCTAAGTATAATATTTACATGTCACAAGCTGAGAAATATGCTAGTGAGATTAAGAAGATTGAAGCAGACATTGCGAAAGATCCAGCGAATAAGGATTTGATTGATCGAAAAGAAGAACTCATTAAGGCGCAGAGAGATGTTATACTTTCAGCTAACGATGAAAAGAAATCCATGATTGACCTTGCTCGTGATGGATATGATGCTGTTTTAGAAGTTCTACAAGATCTCATAGATAAGAAAAAGGAAGCACTCTCTTCGACCAAGGACTTATATGAATATCAAAAAGATATTGCCAGCAAAACGAAAGATTTGGCTACACTTGAAAAAGAGGCAAGTGTTTATGAAAATGATAATTCGGAAGAAGCACTAAAGAAAGTACAACAAATCAAAGTTGATATTGAATCAAAAAAGCAGGAACTTTCTGATGCCGAGTACGACAAGTACATCGAAGATCAAGAGAAAATGCTTGACGACTTGTACCAAGAGTATTCCGATAAGATTGATGAAAAATTTGAGCAGACCGAGATACTCATTCAAGAGTTAATTGGTGTGGTCAATGAAAATCAATCCTCTATCAGTGATACGATTACAACTGTTACTTCTGATGTAGGATACACAATATCCGATCAGATGAAGACAATATGGAATGATGCAGGTACTGTTATTTCTGGCTTCACAGGAAAATTCGACACTTATGCTACAACTGTGCAGTCTGCAATCAATAGCATTCAAGTCACAATAGACAAGATGCTTCAAATTGCACAAGCAGAGGCGAATAAGAATATAGCAACTGCAAATAATCCAAATGGTGTTGCAAATGGCTCTACATCTAATGGTTCAACAGCATCTAAACCACAAGCAACTCCGAAAGCAAATGCAAACAATAACTCTTCTGCTACACAAGCACCAAAGGCATCACCAAATGTCGGAACAAGAGTTAATGCCACAGGTAATTGGTATTATGATTCTTATGGCACTGCTCCAACAGGCAACGTCAACAGATTTAAACCAGATTACTTTGAGATTGACAAAATCGCAAATGGTCGTGCTTATCCGTACCACATTCAGGCAATTATCAAAGGCAAACGTGCTGGCGGTAATGGTTGGGTGAAAGGTAATCAGATTGGCTATAAGAATGGTCTAAAGGAAGCTACATACGATCACTTAGCATGGACGCAAGAGGAAGGTGCGGAAATTATCAGACGTTCTGATGGTAGCATTTTAACTCCAATCACAAGGGGTACAACTGTATTCACTCGGGAAATGACTGATAATTTATGGAATATTGCAAAGCAGAACCCGGAGAAGTTCTACCAGAATGCAATGCCAACTATGAATACATTTGCTACTACTAACCGTGGTGGCGATGTAACAGTTTCAATTGGTGACATCAAGTTAGATGGTATTCAGAATCCAGATCAGTTTGCACAGGCACTTATCGGTGTGGTCAAAGACTATTCTAAGGTACAAAAGGTACTTCAAGCAGCTACAGTTGATTTAGTTGCAGGAAAAAGTATCAAAGACATAAACCGATTCTAATTTTATGGGGAGTGTTTCGGCACTCTCCTGTATTGTATAAACGTATGTTCTAATAGTATTCTGTCGATTATTGGTATATAATAGTATATTATATTAAGAATTGGGGAAAGATAAATGACTACAAGAACACAAAGTAAGGCAAGTCAATTGAATAAATCTCATGCTGTTCGAAAATCGAGTCGTACTCATGCAGATACAAAAGAAATTTTTTCAAGAAGACCGCCTCATAAACCACCTAAAAATAAGAAGGGATCAGAAAAAAGTAAGTAGATTGGGGATGATGATATTAAAGATTTAATTGATATTTTACCACAGATAATTATTTATATTGTAACTGGATATATATTTTATAAAACATTTCATTTTGTGGCATTAAAGCAAAATTCTGCAAACGTTGAGAATACATTAATGTCATCGTTGGTTATTGGCTTTATATATTGTAAGATTGCAGCTATGATACCAATTACGATTTCATATAACGTAGATAATGTATGTATTGTTATATCTGCTTTATTATTTGGATATGTATTTGGTAGAATTATAAAAAATAAAAAAATTATAGAAATTTTGGATTTTTTGCAGATAAGAGATACAGGTAATAAATATTATTGGGATGATATTCTGGATAACCAATACCCAATGAAAATAAAAATATCATATGATGATTTTATATACGAAGGAATGCTTCATAACTATGAAAGTTATTCCAATGAACCGCATATTGTTTTAGCATCGTATATGATAATGGATAAAAAAAACAATATTTTATGCGATTTTAGGAATGTGGATACAAAAATTATTATATTGGACACTTCTAAAGCTAACAAAACAGAAGTAATATATAGTACACACAGTGAAATTTGTAAAGATATTAAACATTTATGCGAGTCAAATCGTATATTATATTCCAAAAATAAAGAAAAATAG